AACCGGTTATCCGGAATTTGCTCGGGCTTCGTTCGAGTTGACCGAATCGATTCGCCAGCAAACCTGGAGCCCTCGGCGTGATTTCCGCACCCCGAAGACGTTGAACGAAGCCTTCACAGCGAAATATCTGGAAGCCTTCGACAAGGCTTACAAGAACAAGCTTCTGGCTGAAGCCCGGATGTTCAACGAAGCTGAGCAGACCACTGACCTGGATCTGCCTTATTCTGTGATGCGGGCGATCATCGCCGAAGCCTTCCCGACCCTGGTTGCGACCGGGATCTTCGATGTGCAGTTGAGCGATCAGAACCCAGCTCATTTGTATTTTGAAACGTTTGCGGGTGAGACCGGTTACACTGTGGCCGCTGCTGCCGAGGCCGTGACTGCCACTGCCCTGGGTACCTGGTACGACATGGACTACAAGCGGATCACTCCGGGAACTGTGGTCGTGAAGAATCATGCCGAGAACACGACTTACACCGAAGGCACCGATTACCTGATCGATTATGCCAACGGTAAGATTCTGGCGTTGTCTACCGGGGCAATTCTGGCGGGCGCTGATCTGCATATCACCGCTTACACCTATACTGCAGTGCGCAAGGGCGAAATGAGCCCGATCGAACGCGGCAAAATGACCCTGACACACGCTACCCTGGAGCTGATGGCGGACCGCCTGGCTACAGAGATCAGCCGTGGAGCTGTGGTTTTCAGCCGCTCGCAGTTGGGCTACGATGCGACTGCCCGCACTCTGTCCAGCCTGGTGCGCCAGGTTCAGCGCAAGATTGACCAGGGTATTTTGTACCAGGCTTTGAGCGCCGCTCTGACTGTTGCAAGCAACAGCGGCGGCACCTGGACTGCTGCGAATGATCCGGTCTCTACACTGGTGAATTACATCGGTGTGGCAAAGGTGTTGATCAGCACGCGCTTCTACACACCCACTTCTGTCATTCTGTCGGCGACAAACGCGGACAAGCTGGCGAACTGGGATGGTTTCACCCAGGCTGGCAGCCGGCCGGACGCGGACATCAACGCCGAAGGGTATGTTGGCCGAATCAAGGGCCTGCCTGTGTTCCAGTCTACCGAGGCTTCTGACAGCTATGGTTTGATTGTGAACCGCGAACTGGTGATGCACCGCATTGGTCAGCCGATGCAGTTGTTTGGGCCTTTCCCCTCCTACGAAGCGGCTACTGGCAAGCTGATTGCGGCCAACCAGTATTACGCTGAGGAATTCAACGGTACGTCTGCACCGGTGCCCCAAAAGGGCAGCTACGTGAAGATCGTATAACGCACTGACCTATTCTCCCCTCCCTGGAAAGACATCGTCCTGCAGGGAGGGGGATTAGGAAAAGGAGTAATGTATGGGTACACTGGCTGATGTGAATGTTCCTTTTGGGTCGAGCGATGGCACGATCAACGATGGCAAGGTTAGCGCGGCTAAACTTGCCAGTAATGCGGTGGAAACGGCAAAGATCAAAGATGCCAATGTGACCACCGGGAAGCTGGCAACTGATGCGGTTACTGGTGTGAAGTTGGCGGTGGCTGCACTGAATTTCCTGGGTTTTGCTGGGAAAAACGGGGCGGGCGCATGCACCTGCACTGGAGCCAAGGTCGGCGATAAGGTGGCCGGTGTCGTCAATTTGAGCGATGGCGGATCCGCGGCATCGAGCTTCGAGTCGACGATCACGGTTGCGAACCAGATCCAGCAAAGCGCGGCAGGAGATTTGAGTACGAAGAATTTCTCTGTGCTGCTGGTGGTGAAGAGCTAAACAATTATTAGAGGGCGATGCGGTACCTGGGTTGGTTTTGTTGGTTGAGGTACTGCATCGCCCGCGACGGATTTAATAATTTGTTTTGATAAGCAAGATTATATAAACGGAGTTTCGATGAGCAGTACGGCGTTGAGTGTTTTGGTGGCGAGGCTGCAGGAGGATGTGCCGGCAAGGAATGGGGTGCCGAGCGCTGACCAGGCAGAGCGGGCCGTGGTTGATGCTGTGGCTGATTTTTCTCAACGGGCCGGGCGTTTGAAGATTGGGACGTTGAGTATTGTTGGCGGGCAGGCGAGTTATTCTCTGCCTGCTGATTTTGTTTCTATGGTGCGTTTGTTTTCGCTCTTTGCTGAGCAGGGGATTATTAATTCTGGACAAGGGTTGATTCCAGTCGATGCACGATGGAAAGAGCGGTATGTGATTGCCGATGGGACGATCACGTTCTATCCAACGCCGACGTATTCGACCAGCAGGGATTTTGAGTATAAGGCTGGTTGGTTCCTGGATAATACGTCTGCGTATGATGAAATGGGGGACACGGAAGCTGGGATTGTTTTGATTCTGGCGGCTGCCAAGGTTTTGGGCTTCCAGGCGAACAAGGCGGCGTCAGATGCCTGGATGTACCAGGTGGGGGATGAGCGGGTAAGCAAGGAACGTTTGAGCGAGCAGCTCCGGTTGCAGAGCGATGCGATGCAGGTGAAGTACGCCGAGGCGCTGCGATCGTACAAGGGAAAAGCGGGTGTGGCTGGGAGCCGCAGCCGGTATGACCTGGGAGCGTATTCGTAATTATGTTGGGCTCAGATGATTTTACCCAGATGCGGGCCGATTTGAAGGCTGTGCGTGATGATAATCCGGTGAGTATTACGATCCGGAGAGGATCTACGACGTTGGCTGCACAAACTGTGCGGATTGCCCAGCGTGGGGCAGGACGCAGGAATCAGAGTGGGCAGGCTTCGGAGAGCCGGAGTAACACTGTGGTGCTGGGTGAAACTACGTTGGATATTGCGGTTGGGGACCGTTTTACCGTGAATGGGGTGTTGTATCAGGTTGTATTTGTGCCTGTGACGCGGTTGGGTTCGATGACGGCTGATATTGAGGCTGTGGAATGAGCAGCGGCGTTTACTGGGTGTATCCGCCTGGAATTTTAAATCGAAATATTGCCGAATATGGCCGGCGGGTGATTGTGGCTGTGATTGCTGAGTTGGGTAATGCTGGGGCGAAGATGCAGAATGATGCGCGCCAGAATGCTATTTGGGAGGACCGGACAGGGGCCGCCAGGAGTGGGTTGTTTTATGCGGTTGAGTCTGATCAGGGGGTTGTGTATGGGCAATTGGGCCCACAAGCGGCGCTGGCTACGGAACGAAAGACGGATGCTACGATTGTGGAGCATTCAAAGGGGATGATTGAGCTTTATTTGGCTCATACGGTTTTTTATGGGCGATTCTTGGAGCTTTCCAACGGTGGACGGTATGCAATTGTGATGAGCACGATTCAACGGAATTTGCCAGGGTTGGAACGTCAATTAAAGAGGCTATTACAATGAGTATTTTGGACGCTATCTTTCGCAGGTTGAAGCCAGAACAGGTGCAGACCGTGACTACGCTGGATGAGATGCCGAAGCCGGCACGGACTTCACAATTGGGGAATTATTTCTCTGGTAATTCGGATCGGACGGCGGTTATCCGCAAGTGCCGGGATATGTATTCGAATGATCCACGCGCACAGAAGATGGTGCGGACTCTGGCTATGGATATGGTGCGGGGTGGTTTTTCAGTGCAGACAACCGATCAACGGGCGCTGGATGAGGCGGTCGCTTTGCAGCAGCGGTTAAATATGGACATGACCCTGGGAGATTGGACGAAGCTGACGATTGTGGATGGGGATTCGTTCCTGGAATTGGGGATCGATGGGGAGATGAATATTGTCGATGTGACGCGCAAGCCGACGATTGAGATGCACCGGAATACGGACGATAAGGACCGGTTTATAGATCCGGTGCATGCGTTTTGGTGGGCGGATGATGTTTTGGGCAGTTTGGGGACGCCGGCATTTGAGGATAAGGGTGTGGTCTGGTTTGCCCGGTGGCAGATTTTGCATGCGCGCTGGAATCACGATATGAACAAGCGGTATGGTTCTCCGATGATGGCAAGCGGGACCGGTCACTTTAAAAAGGTGCAGGAAGGGGAACTGGATGTGGCGATCCGGCGCAAGACGCGCTCGGGGTTGAAGTATGTGCATGTGATTGAGGGGGGCGACGATGCGGATATTGAGGCGTATAAGGAACAGAATCAGGATGCGCTGGATAATCCGTTTGCGGCTGTGGCTGATTTCTTCACGAATAAGCCTGGATCGTTGAGCGTGGTTCAGGGAGATGGCAACCTGGGCGAGCTTGGGGATGTGGAACACATGATTGAAACCTGGATGATGGCAGGTGATGTGCCAATGGAGCTGCTGGGTTATGGGGCGAATTTGAACCGGGATGTGCT